AAGATACGTCGTAATCAGTTGAAGTGTCTCGAACTCTATTGAACACTTCGGTAAACGTGTAATCGTGGTTAACGCTTGAATAGTCAAGGTCGCTTAATAGGTCTTCGCCTACCAAGTCCTTAAGTGTTGTAACATCCCCGTAAAAAGTAATCGTATATGAGTCGGGTTGTCCATTTTTTAGTTGCGACTTTTCCATTTGGATTTTACCCCTACGAAAAAATGTCATATCTATTTCAATATATCCGTCTAAGCGTTCTTGGTAATTAATTGAACTATTAACCGCGTTCTCGTAAAAGTATTCCCAAATAGCATTATTTCGTGAGCTCGTAGGAATCGTAAACGACTGCGAAAAGTCAGTAAAAGTTTTAGAAATATCTTGAATGTTTTGGATCGTAGAATTTACTTCTATCGTTTCATCTGAGAATAAATCTAACTCCCTACCTTCTACAAATATTCGAACTTGTCTTTTCATTAGATAACATTGTTTATAAGGTCGGTTGAACTTTCGAATTCAAGAACGTAATTTATTTGTTTCGTGTTTATGTTCTTTTGTTTGTCTATGTCTTTCGTTTTCATTTTAACGGGTTTCCCGTCTAACAAGATTCGTTCGCTTAAAAGTAATTGTTGAAGGTTGCTTGAAAAATCTTCGTCCACCCAACCCGTGTTAACTCGGTAAGACAAAATCCCGTTTGTGTTAAATGTTTGGCGTTGATTTAAGTTCGTGTTGTAACTTGCAAACGGACTTGAGAATTCTTGCATCAAATTAAACTCGGTTGCAGAAGTAGATAAGTTTTCGTATGAAGCCTTGAACATAAATTCACGCTGCCACGCTCCGTATTTATTTATGAAGTCGATAACTACAGGAGTATATAAACATTCTACCATTGGGTAAAACGTGGATTCCCAAACAATCGCAGCGCCTAATTTAATTCGTAAGATATTACCCGTTAAATAATACGCAGGTCTTACTCGGTAAAGATTATAAACCTCACTTGCCATTATAGGGTAATTATAAATTAATCCTGTTTGAAGTTGTTCGTATTCGACGTTATATCCACTAGGAATATAAGCCGTAAAAGTTCCCGCTCTTTGAAGTGTGTTAACCATTGGGTTGTTATTTGTATCCGCCCAATAGTTATAACTTTTTTCCTCAAGGTGGTAAAATTCCAACTGCATTGGGTTCATACCTTCCGAATAATATCCGTACCCGTCAAACGCTCGGTACGTAAACGTGTCTAATAAAACGTACGTACTTAAAACTAACTTGTAACGCTTTACGTCAACCATTACGTATTGTTCAACTCCTAACAAGGCGCTATCCGAAGCGTAGTTATTATTAAATGTATCGTGGCTTATATTCTCAAGTAAATAAGGAGAAATGTTATAAAGCGTTTGCGTATTGTTACTTGCAGGAATCAATTTCTCAAGTGTGTAGCTTGGCGAAGTCGGAACGGGTGAACCATTTTGATAAATGTACAATTCAACCTTACTTCCGCTTTGTCCTACTTCGTTAATATCAATTATAAACGGAGAACGTGCAAATATATTAGTAGCCATAATTTTTAAAGTTTTCTTTCATTATTGTGTCAAATGTTTCTTCCGCTTCAAGTCCATACGCTTCTATCATTTCGTCTGGTAATTTCTTGAATGCTTGTTCAAATGGTTTAGTAAAGAACATCGAAGGTTTAATTCCTTTTTGCCAAATTGAACGCGTTATAATCATTGCCGTAGCGTCGCGGCTTATGTATCTTCCCTTCTTGTCTCTAAATTGGATTCCACGTTGGCGAACCCATTTTTTAATACCTTCAGTTAACCCGCCTTTTTTACCACTACCCGAACCGAATCTAAATCCGCTTAAACTTCTACCAAAGCGAACACCCTTAACGCCTTGGTCTTGGTAAAATCCGTATTCTTCCATTTCGAAAAAGAAACGAATTGAATTAGGCATAACCTTCATTTCCGCAGTCAAAGAATCAGACAATTTACCCGAAACATTTTTTTTACGTAGATTACTTTGCGCCTTTGATATTACATAGTCGCGAAATTCTTCTAAGGCTTTTTGTTGTAGTTCCTTTTCCATTAACAACGTGTCATATCGTTAGGGAAGTCAACGTCGAAAGTCATTGCCCAACCTGCTAAATAATTTTCGAATCGTTCTATAAATGGTTCGCACGTAGGCGCTCCGTTTAAGTGGTATAAGTTATCCCAAATGTTTCCGTGTTTAAGCATCTCAAAACAACGGTTCAATACTGCTAACTGAGTATTAAGTACGTCGATTTCATTGTCGCTTGTCTCAAACTTTGTAGTTGGTTCTTCTTTTCGTTGGCTTACGTTATCCATAGCCATTAACGTTACATTAGCAGTCATTACGTTGTCATTAAACGTAACTTGGTTTACCATTATATGCACCAGTGGAAATAAGTTTTGTTTACCTAAGTCCACGTTAAATATTGAACCCTGCGTAATTGTGTTTACTAACGGGTCGGAAGTAAAGTGAGTGTTAAGTTCGTTTAGTAGTGAGTAATATCCGTTCATTTTGTTTTCTTTTTAATTTCCATTACTTCGATTTCGTTCTTTTCGGCTTCGAAGGATAAATAGGTAAGACATTTAAATAATCCGTATTTAGTAACTTCGTCGTATTTCGTAATGTCTCCTTTAGCGAGTCCATAGATTGAACTATACCATCCCCACTTTTTTCCAAACTGAGTTCTTGCGTCAAAGTCAAGGATTCGTCCTTCTTCATCTTTGTTAGTTCCTTCTCCATAAAGTTTAGGGTAGCGCTTAATAACTCGCTTCCTAAAGTCCAAAAAAAAACCGAAGAACTTATCGCTACGTCCAAAGGCGCGAATTTCATTAAATCGCAGAATTCAGCCGCTCCTGTGTATTCAGCTATTTCGTATTTATCTCCGTGTTTACGTATAATTGGTCGATACATAACTGCCATTGCTTTATGGAAATCGTCCCACTTCGCTAAATAGTTATCTAAATCCACGTATTCTCCAAAACTGATATTCTCTAAGTTAGGAATAAACCCGAATTCGATTTCGCCTATTTTAAACCGTTGTTTAAACTTTGGTTTCTCCGAAAAGATTTTGTTAAAGTGAACTACTAAATCGTTAACGCTGGTTAGTTTCATCCTAACTACGTCCTTTAATTGTATACCACAAAAAATTTCAATCATTTTCTGCGCTACAAATTCTTCGTCGTTCGAGTTATCTCGCATCTTCAAGAATTCTTGGTAGTGCTTTAGTGGTATTTCGGTTATGTTAGTTGGTATCGTTAAATCTAACTTCATATTTATTAAACTATTTATTCGTGTTTTTGTAATTCACAACGTGTTCGTGCGCCTTAATTAGCATATCAAAGTGAACTGTAAATCGTGCCATATTATTAAACACTATTCGAACGCGTTTGCCCGTTCGTTCGTGAATATATTCCTCTACTCGAGAAATCATTACCTGCATATCGTTCGTTTTATCGTATTGCATAGCTTCCGTAGGTTGCGCCTATCCCAAGTGTTTCCATTTCGTGATATCTTAACGCGTCTATAGCGTGGTTATTAAAGTCGATTGGTTTCCTTAATCGTCTTCCCGTCTTGTCCGTGTCCCAAATATACGAACGAAGTTCTTTGATTAAATCCACGCTTTGGTTCGTTACTAAATATTCTTGGCGTTGCATTACGTCTATTCCGTAGTTAATTGAGTCCTTACCTTTAGTTACTCCTTTAATCGTTATTCCTAAGCGTCTAATTTCTTCAATAGATTTAGGCTCGGAAGAATCCGCATACACTATTACGTTTTTTGGTAGGCGCTTAGCTATATCGCTATTTACTAATCCTGTTTGGTAAACTAATTCGTTTACTATTCTTTGCCCGTTGTATGCGTAAATTTCAATTATCGCAGTCGGGTCGTTTGTATAACCGAAGTCAAGTCCTATACCTAACAACCTTGCTTCTTTTGGTATCGTGTCTATAGTTTTCCAATTACTAAACACTACGCCTTCGAGCATTCCTAATTGTCCTTCGCCGTATACCTTCCACCAATTTGCCCAATAAGAACTCGTCTTTGCTTTGTCGCGGTTCTTTTCGATTTGTTCTACTATTGATTGGTCTAACGCTTCGTTATCTTTGTAAGTAAGAATTAAAAAGTCAGAGTCGGGTTCATCTTTTAATTCCGTGTGAACCCAGAATTCATTAGCAGGGTTAAAATCTAAATAAACTTCTTTACGTGTTCGTATAGCTAACTCGTTATAAGCGTCAAAGGTTACGTTATTACATTCGTTTATATAGAGAATGTCGCGACGCGCTCCACGAAGTTTACTCGAGTCATCTGCGGAAAAGAATTCAATTACCGAACCATTTGCGAACTCATAACGAAGCAACGATTTGTTAAACCTATCCTCAAAGAATCTTCCCGTCCATTTCATTATCTTTAAGAAGTCCTTTAACGCACCCCGCCTTAAATGGGGAATTGTTTCCGCAACTACACTTATTTCGATTCCTTCCGTTCGTGCGGCTCTATCAATTAATACGGGTAGAATCCCAAACGTCTTACCCGCCGAAGTTCCCCCTTGAATAATCTTTATTCGTTTCTTAAGATTCAGAATCTTCTTTATCGCCGTCGTTTTCCGAAACATCTGGGAAAAGTGGTTGTTCTACGTTAGTAATTTCTTTTTTCTCTACCAAGTTATTCAGACGCGCAGTTATGCTTGGATTGTATATCCCTGCCATTCCCCCGCCTATTTGGTCGTTTCTAACTTCCTTGCGTATACGCGTAACGATAGTTGAAAAACGCTTATATCGATTATTCGAATTCGCAAAATAATTTGATAGGTCTTGTATTATTCCTAAATCAGCGCAATAACATTCGAAGCCTTCTATTGTTAACGGACGTTCTAATTCTGAGTATTCGCTTCTTCCTTCCTTACCTACAAATGTATGTTTAAGGATTGGGTTTTGCTTTACGCTTCTTTTGTAATCTTGGAATAAATCCCATAAGTGTTCGGGACTTTGTATCTTAGTAGTTCCTAAAGGTCTTCCCATTTTCTTCGTGTTTTGATAGGTTTTCTTCATAAGTAGACGAACAAACCGCCAAACGTTGGTCGGTGTTATCGTATTCTTTTACCATTACGTCGTCTACCATACAACGTTGCACGAATTCTTTTTTAGATTCGTCTTTATTTGGCTTCGGTATTGGCATCTTGTTCTTGTTTATATACTGCGTAAAGTTGGTTTAATTTGTTTACGATTTCGCGAAGACACGAACCACACGAAGTTGGTTGCATCCTTTCGTGTAAAACTCGGTTGTAAATCTTTAATAACTCGCGTTGCTCACTTGGAGTAACACTACTTCTTCCACGATTGTAAAACGCATCTAAGTATGAATATTCTTCTTCCGTTAGACATTCGGGTTTCTTGTAGCGCCAAAGTTCGTTTAGTTTTGCTTTACGTTCTTCGCATCCGCAATCTTCCCCCATTACCCATTTAGCAACTTTTGCGATCCCAGTTGCTTCTAAAATGTTTTCGACGGTGTCTCCTAATCCTTCCGCTTGTTTTTTTCTTGGTCTTGCCATAACTTATTTATTTAATTAATTCAAAATCTTCATTTTTGTAGTCCGTATAATCTTCTCCAACGGCTAATCTTATTTTTTGTTTGCAGTTCTTTAACGTGTTGAAAATGCTACTTGAACTTATTTTCGTTTCGGCTGCTATATCTCGAATTGATAAATCCGTATCTCGGTAGAGTTCAAATAACTTTTGGTCATACCAGTGCCAAGAATCCACTTCGTTTTCTATCTTACCTAATATCTTTAGATAGGCTTCGTGTTTATCTAATTGGCTTGGTTCGTCTTTTATTTGTATCGCTTCGATATCAAAGCCTTCAAACTTTCCTTTATTACGAATAGCATAAAGATACATATTACGTAAAGTGAAATACATAAAGCCTTTATTGATTTGACCATTTGTTATTACGTTTTCGGGTTTCGTGTATTTGTATAATCTAAGGTAACATTCTTGCACAAGGTCTTCTGCGTATAAATCTTCGCCGAAACTCTTTACTAATTTTACCCATTCTTTGTGGTCTTTTGCCACGTCTTTAAGCCATTCCATAGTGCTTAGTTTGTTGTCAAATATAATGATTAATTTTTAATCACAACAAAACATAAAAAAAAGCCACCTTATTCGGGTGGCAATCCATTATAAAAACGATAAACAAACGCATCTAACTTCTTTGCAGTTTCTAAACTTACAGGCTTACCAAGTAAGAACCTATCTAGATTGTATTGGTGCATTTTGTGTCCTCGTTCTTTGATTTCGGTTACTATTTGATTCCGTGTTTTTGTTTCGAGAATCTTACGTAAGTAACCTCGTAAGGAGTAGTCGTCTATAAACATATTAAAAAGGTAAATCGTCTTTTTCAATTATTTGCGTGTGGACTTGTTTCGGGGATTCGTTCACGTATGGTTCGCTAAATGAACACGAAAAGTATTTATTTCCTTTGGAAGATTCTTTAAGCCAAAGTGCTATTTCCATTTCTTTTCCGTTTACGTTTACTTTTCCTCGGTAGTCGGGTTGGTTACCTTGTTTCTTGTCATTTTTAAAGATTGCACCCGTGTTTACTTTTGTTTCCATTTGTTATTTATTTAAGTTTATTTCGTGTTCGTTTAGGCTATTAAAAAACATTTCTCTTATGCGTTCAACCATATTAAATTCGTCTTCGTTTAGTTCTTCGTATTTCCATAGTTT